ACTGTATAGAGAGATCTATATAGATATATATATATATATACTTATTTAGAGGGGGGTATAAGGGGGGAGACTTTTGTTACAAGAAACTTGCTTTATGGGGAATCGCTGTTATTGTTCTTGGCAGTAGTACCGAACAAATAGGTTATCTTTGACCGATGGGTCCCACCTTGCTAGGGTTTAGGAGCTTTTTCCTAAAGAAAGGTGGTGGGGCTCGTGTCGGTGCCCCCACCACCTTTTCTTTTCAGGAGAAAGTATGAAGTTAAGTGTTACACGGTATAAAGAAATGAAGTCTGGAGGCCTCCATGGCTTCGTAGACTTGATGGTAGATGACCTGGGTATGGTTATCCATGGCTGCGCCTACCGAGAGGGAAGCAGCGGCATGTGGGTTGCTTTGCCGAGTCGTCGATATGAGGAAGATGGCAAGGCCAAGTACATTGGTCATGTTGGTTTCCCAGAACGCGATGTCTACAATGACTTTCAGACTACGGCCAAAGAAGCGATCGAGCGACACCTTGCAAGCTCAGGCCCTGTAGGAGATGAAGATATCCCGTTCTAGGTCGCTATAGGAGAAAGCAATGCCCCAGATTATCGGCACACCATTTGTCATGGTGCCCCTGCACCTGATCAAACCACATAACGGTAAACCACTACCAGCTGCTACCATCTTGACCTGGTGCTGGCTTCAACACCACACCAGCAAAGATACGGGGCAATGCTTCCCTACCGTCAAAAAGCTCGCTGAGGAAATCGGGGTGAGCAGGAGGGCTGTACAAAAGTCCCTCTCTCACCTCGAATCCCTCGGGGCTGTGAAGGTTCAACAACGGCAAAATAGACCGTCAATATATACACTGGTCTATGCTAAAAACGAACCACAGTTCACACCTACTGCGAAGCAGGGTTCACCCAAGAAAAAACCTAAACCGAAGAAAACCAAACAGTTGCGTGTTAAGGTAAGTGAACTACAGTTCGCACCTAGTGTGAACTCTAGTTCAGGGGTGAACACAAGTTCGCCTGGGGGTGAACTACAGTTCGCCCCCTTATATAAGGAAGAACAAGAACCAATTAACAATAACCAGTTAATAACCCCCTCTATGCCCCCCTTGGAGGTTATGGTTACCCCTGGTGATGTTGTGTTGATGTACAACGAGATATTCGCTACGGCGAAGGGGAAGCATCGGGTAAGGGCCTTGAGTGCTGGGTCGAAGAGGATGAAATCCTTGAAGGCCAGGGTTAAGGAGATACCTGACGAGTCGTATTGGCGTGAGTTGTTTGAGAGGGCCTCTAAGATTCCAGGTCTTCTTGGCAAGACCCAGAAGTGGAAAAAGGGCGCTACGCTGGACAACTTCCTTGGGCCTGGTTTCGCAGACAAGGTTCTGAACGGAGAGTACGATGAGTGGACAGGTGACGTTTCGTTGCTTGGCTCATTTAACGAGCAGGACCGGCTCTCGAAGCAGATGGACGAGATTCGATGGCAGATACGGGGTGTTTGCAAAGAGAAGTTTGAAGCCAGGGTCAGAACAAGGGACTGGTGGCCTGAGTGGAAGAAGAGCCTGGAGCTCGATCTTAGATCTCGGGACGCCATTGACCTGCTGCCTAAATGCATCGAGCTGGCACGAAGTACATGGGAAAAGCTACAGACAGAGGCAAGTGATGAACAAAGAGTTATCAGTCAGAAAGATGTTATCGCGATACAATCGGAGGAGCGATGACGACACCGTTCGCAACTACATGGATGTTTGCAGGCCCTACAGCAATGAGGCAGTAGACTCTGTAACAAGGTACCTGACATCGGTTTTTGACAGACTCCCTTATCCAAGGGATGTGGAAGTCGCCCTAATCAAGGACAAAGGCTCTAAGGGTGGATCGCGCAAATGCGAGCGATGCAATGGGCCTGGGTATTACAAGGAAGACTTTGAGGAGCATGACTGCGGATTCAAAAACCTCGAAGGAGTCAAGTATATCCGGTGCTATTGCAGCCCAGGGCTGAGGCTCCCAAACGTCAAGCTTGAGGATGGCAAAGACATAAGAGATCGTGCGATTGCTTTGATATTGGCAAAAAAGATAGCAACAAGAGCAGTTGACAACGAAGTTATTTCCTCCCTGAAACAGTGGGGGTTCTACTGCTGGACACAAGAGACGTACAAGGCTTACCTTGGTCTTAGTAAAAGGATAACGATGAACGGACTTCTGTACCTTGAAGATATGTTAAAAAAGTATGAGCCTGTTGACTGCCAGACCATACCCTTAGAGATTGCAGAGGAGCTCGTTAGCACAATAGAGCGAATGCCATCAAAGAAATGGGTGAACGTAATTGGATAATAAAAAAAGATTTATTGCTAGGTCGATCCACGAAAAGCGAGTGAAGGCGCTTATGAAAGTAAACAAGGAGCTTGCAGATGAGATCGACCGACTAAACAGAGTTGTTAAGGTTTTGACAGGCCCGGTTGGAGACAGGACCGAGGAGGATATTCTTCTCTGGAAACAAAATAGAACCAGGGCTCTTGAGAAAATATACATTGCTGTTGGGGAGGTTAAGGATGGGGAAGTCAACTGATATACAGTTCACGGTTCCGGTTGCGCCAAAGGGCAAGTCTCGGCACAGGACAGCGAAGGGAAGGGCTTACACGCCGAAAGACCAGATCAAATGGGAGCAGCAATTTGCTCTCTTTGCAGCTGAGCATAGGCCGGAAGAGCCTATGGAGGGGCCGATCGCGCTGTATCTCACAGCGACGTTCCCAAGGCCAAAGAGGTTAAGAAGAAAGAAGGACGAAGCTGAAAGGCCGGGGAGGTTATTTCACTTCCAAAAACCAGATGCAGACAACGTTCTAAAGAGTGTTTGTGATGCATTAAACGACACAGGGTGGTGGAGAGATGATGCGCAGATTGCTTTTACAAGCGTTACAAAATACTTTGAAGAGATTGGTGGGAAAGGTCCGAGGATCAGTTGCAGGATATGTTCGCTTGAGAACCCGTAGCACGGTCCTGGGTTCGTGCGCCCTAACGGCATGCGTTGCCCTTCTCGGCCTTGACCCCGCCGCATCACAGCGTTTCAGGTACAGCAGCCAGGTCTCCTGGTGCATGGAAGTCCAGCGAAGGGCTGAGATCATGAATATAGATCCCCTCCTGGTTGCCGGCCTCGCCTTCCACGAGAGCGGTTTCCGCGATGTAACGTCAAGGAAAGGCGCGAAAGGGATCATGCAGGTAATGGAAGATATCCACTGCGAAGACGGTAAGCCATGTGATTTGATTGACGCGGGCCTTGAATATCTTCAATACTGGTTGACAAGAACTAGGTCCCCGGTTCGTGCCATTTGCCACTACAACTCCGGTAACAGGTGTAAGCCAGCTGGAGCTCGGTGGTCTGTTCGAGTAATCGAAACAGTAAACAAGCTTCACAAAGCCTGCGAGGAAAACCAGATGCCACCAAAGAAAAAAAGAAAGCGGAACTACCGGAAAGAATACGACAGAGACCATAGCGGCACAAAAGCAAAGAAAGACCGCGCTGCAAGGAATAAGGCCAATAGAAAGCTAAAGCCTGGTCCGGGCAAAGAGGTTGACCATAAAAAACCGCTTTCAAAGGGTGGTGGTAACGGCAAGAAAAACCTTCGGGTTGTAAAGCGGTCTACCAACAGAAAGAAAGGCGCGAAAACAACAAAGCGGAAAAAGTAATGAAAGAGCCACCACAAGAGCTATTAGCGCTGTACCAGGAGGTTGTTGCTGCCATGCGAAACGGAGACATGGAAGCGGCAGCAGACGCGGTGCTACAAGCAAGCGCATATCAGGGAATGGTCAACGGCAACATGAAGGCGCTTGAGCTGTATCTTGTTGGGAGCGGTGTTATTGAGGGCATCCAAGACAGGAAGAAGATGGCTTCAAGAATAGCAAGCAGCACAGTCAAGCTTGTCACGGCAGATAAAGCCGAAGATGTTGAGGTTGACTACGCAGCGCGTCTCGCAGAGGCCGGCAGTGAGTGATGCTAGGGAAGAGTATTTAAGAAGGTGTGAGGATGACCTAGCCTTCTTTTGTAAAAACGAAGTCTGGATCAGACCGAAATACAAGGTTCCCGGTGGCCTTGTTAATCTTGAGCTGAACAGAGGCCAGAGAGTACTCAACGACAAGATTAATGAGCTTGAGGGAGAGCAGAGGGCCATTTGGCTCCTTGTCCTAAAGCATCGTCAGTGGGGTTCTTCGACATTCTTCCAGGCGATGACAATGCATCGTTGCCGTTTTGTCCCATACACAGAAGCTCTAGTCATTGCTGACCGTGAACGAACCACCAGAAAGCTGATGGGAATGAACCGGCGCATGTGGGAGAAGTTCTCCCCGGCAGTAAAAGGAGACTGGACAAGAACGGTAGAAAGGACTGATTCTCAGTACGAGTGGGACAATGGTTCTGTTCTCCAGATTGACACGGCTGGACAAAGCCAAGCAGCTCGTGGTACAACCGCTGACTTGATTCATTGCTCTGAGGTCGCTTTTTGGAGTAACGGGGATCGGATCATCCCCGCCATGACCTCCTCCCTGGCCGACGTATCGGGCTCAATCTGCGTGATGGAGAGCACCTCCGCAGGGCCACACGGCATTTTCTGGGAGTTATGGGAGCAGGCCGAGGACCCGTGGTCTCAATGGACCAGGGTCTTTGTGCCGTGGACAACCCATGATGAGTACGATGATACAGAGAAGCTGGACCCAGACCTAAAGGCTTTGGGGGACAGGGCTGCTGCTGGAGACAAAGACGCCTTAACTGACCTTAAGCATCTTTCAAAACAAGAGCATGACTGGCTGATTAACGGTGTGTTGAACCTTGGCCAGGTTTACTGGAGAAGGAGAACGCTCGCTACAAGGCTCATGGGGAAGGAAGAAGAGTTTTGTAGAGAGTACCCCCTCACAGCGGAAGAGGCTTTTAGGTCTACAAGCTATGACTTCCTGAATGAAAACGGCCAGAGCATACAGGAGGAGAATCGCTGCCCTGAAATAGTAAGGTATGACTTATTTATAGATGGGCTCCCGGCTGGGAACACTGAGGTAAGAAGAGAGAGGGACCCGCTTCTTGCAGTCTTGGAAGAAGACCCGGAGGACAGGGAGGAGCCCGAAGAGAGCGCAGGCGGGTGGATACAGGTTATTGAGCCACCATACGAAGACGAGCAGTACGTTATCGGGTATGACCCGAGCGAGGGAATTAGCGCAGACAACTGTGCTTTTGTTGTTCGGTGCAATGGTAAAATCGTTGCAGCAGGAGCTCGAAACGACATCGGCACAGACTTGCAGGCGATCTACCTTGAGTCCATTGGGAGATGGTATAACAACGCAACGATAAACATAGAGAGAGCTGGAGGGGGGCTCGGGCTAATAAATACCATGATCCGACTCCTCTACCCAAACCTCTACGGGCAGGAAGGATTCGATGAATACGGGCAAAAGCAGGGCAGGAAAATCGGATTTAACCCAACCCAGGAAAGCGTAGCAACAATACTCTCTATGCTAAGGCATGAGCTCAATGTGGGGACGCTGATCGCACAGCATCCAAGGTTACTACAGGAAATATCTTGGATTAAGAGAATCACAAAAAGAAGCAGAGATGATTCAACTTACCATGTGTGGCGCTGCCCAGGAAAAGGCCGCGTCTTGCGGGATGGGTCTCGACTAAGCGACGATATGTTCCGAGCCGCAGCACTAACAACAATTCCCTCAAGAGATTCTGAGTGGATTAAAAGCGTTAAAGATGAGACTGTTAGCACGGGAGAGCCCGAAAGGGTGTCCGAAGTTTCGTCTGGATACTACCTTCATAATCCTATTTACAAAGAAGACGAAGAAAAAATAGTTGTGTCCGAAGGTGGTTATGACCTAATAGAAATAATACCCGAAGACATTGACGATATGCCGGAGATGCCATTACCATGAACGCTTTTGCCATTGTTTGTTGCGTTATGATCTTGGCTCATGTTGCGACTATTGCCGCAGTTATGTTTAACATGAGCAAAATAACAAAAGAATTTAAGCAAATTGTGTTAGAAAGAGAAGAGACCCATAGAAGCCTCTATGCAGTTGGGCCAGACATAGAGACGGATGCATCTCAGAATCAAAACGTAATGGAGTACATGTAATGCCAGCAGAGTGGTACAGCAGCAATACAAAGAAACGAGATGAGAAAACGTTTGGTGACTTTCTTGGCGGGATGGTAAAGGGAATCGGGGGAGCGGTCGCAGCAACAGCCGCACCGGTCAACCCAGCGCTCGGCGCAGCAATACATGGTGGCAGCACACTTGTTGGTGGCGCCCTCTCTGGTGACGACCTGGGAGACACGTTTGAAAACGCCCTTACAGGGGCAGCGGTAACAGGTGTTTCAGCTGGGATATCAAACGCAATTCTTGGCGGAAAAGAAGACGAATACCTCAAGGCGTTATTGAACATTGAAACGCCACCAGTTAACCTTGTGCCATCAACGCCAGAAAGAATCCTTAGAAATAAGCCAACTTGGTTTTCCTAATATAGAGGCCGAAAATGGCAGAGCAGACCGAAAATGAAGCTAGGCTCTTAAGAGTCATTGAAGAGCGGCTAGAGAACTGCATCAAGATGAAGAAAGATCGTCTTGAGGAGGCCATGGTAGTTCTGCTTGCCTATGGTGGTTTTTCGATTGATACAGCTAGGGATTTCGCAAGTAGGGCGCACAAAGACGCCCTCCCTAGATGGTTTGAAGATCGCGTTGTCCTCAATGTCTTGCAGCCTATTGCAAGAACAGCCGCTTCAATGATTGTCTCAAACGCTCCGAGCTGGATTGTAGACCCAATGGGGGATTCTGCACATAAGAGGCAAGCAGCTCGTGGCGTCCAAAAGCTTCTAGACTATTTCTATAAATCAAACGATCTTGGGCCATTGATGGACCAAATAGTGCTTAGAAGTGTTTTGACCGGATACGCTGGTGTGTATGTGGACTGGGACTCCCAGGTAGGAGTCGGAAACTTCAAGGACGCAAATATCGGAAGAGAAGGCTGGTACGTAGTTGAGCCTGTAGACATCTTCTCATGGCACCATGAGCCTGGAGTTGGTGGGGACAGGAATGCCTTTTGGGGTATTCGTGAATCAACAATGAACCTGGATGCAGCTAGGTTGTTCTTTAACAACAACAGTATTCAGAAAGAGCAGACAAACGACGAAGACGATACCGTGCATCGACACATGCAGCTTATCGCGGATAATGAAGGTATTGGTGTTGACGTTACAGACGGGTCAAACCGGATTCGCGTCTTACAGTATTGGCAAAAGCCTGGAGCCCAGTTCCCCAATGGCCTAGAGGTTGTTATTGCAGGAGACAGAATCGTCTCGTTTAACGACAGGCTTCTTGGTGGCGAGTTCCCTATTTATACGATGAAGTTTGCTCTAGAGCCTCATCGCGATTACGCCTCTGGAATAGGAACAAGCCTTCTTCAGCTCCAGAGAGACCTAACTGTTACCTGGAATGGTTACCGGGTCCGTAGGGACCAGGAGATTATGCCCCCTTGGATTGTGCCCAAAGGGTCTTTGACAAGAGGCATAAACACAAAGCCGAGAGCTATTAACGAGTTTAATCCTCGACTAGGGACCCCGCAGCAGATGTCTCTAAACCCACTCTCCCTTGTTACTGGTGGGTTCGCTGATCGAACTGTCCAGATGATGGAGTATGTTTCTGGCGTGAATGACGCTAGTCGTGGGGAAACACCTACAAGCAACGCTACAGGAAGGCTTACAGCATTCCTGGCAGAGCTCGATAACAGAAGGATGGGTCCTACTGTGCGAGAGATGAGCGTTATGCTTAAAAAGGTTGGTCGAAGGATGATCAGGCTTTGGCAAGAATACGGTAGCGAAACTGTTGCGGTAAGCGTTGTTGGGCGAGGCCATACAGCTGAAATTGCTGAGATAAGAAAAGAAGACCTTGTTTACAGCGATATAGATATTGACACAGCCAGCCTGATGCCAAGAACGCAGCCACTACGGCAAGAGACAATATTAAACCTTCTTCAGATGGGTGTAATACCACCAGACAAGGCCCTCGATGCGCTTGAGTTTGGTGGCTTCGATGAGGCTATTGGCCACCGAAGCATGGAGGCAATGAACGCTCGCGCCGAATCTGAAATGCTAAATGACCTCGGGATTGATATGAAAGAGGTTGTTGCGCGAGAGTACGAGGAACATGAGACGCACATTAAGGCGCATACTCAGTTTCTTTTGACTGAAAAGCCTGGAGACGCAATACGACTTCGATTTGAAGAGCACATTGCAGCTCATAAGGCCTTTATTCAGCAGTCGATGGCTGCGGCGGAAGCGCAGCAGCAAGGGGCACCTGGTCCGATGGGTGGTGCTCCACAGCTAGGAATAGCTGGCTCCCAGGCAGTGCCGGGAGGATTACCACCTGAAATGGTACAACTTGTAGAACCAGGAGTTGACTCTTCAGAGGAAGCGTCACTCGCCAACATCGCAGGAATCGAGTAAGGAGCTCATTATGGCAGACCAGCAAGACTTATTAACAGCAGAACCAGACCTTAGTGGAATTGTACCTGGGGGTGAGCCAGGGTTGGCAGAGGCAATGCCATCACCCGCAATGGATTTAGGGGGGCAAGCGCCACCTGAAGCTGGCCCTGGAGACATGGATCTAGACCAGCTCCTTGCCTCTATTGAGGCAACAGAAACCGCACCGCCTCCCGAGGAGCCAACTAGCGTCGCATCTGACATCGCAAGTATGATGGACAGAATCCAAAACCGCCGACAGGCTGTAGAGACAGAAGACGGCACAACAGATGTTCTTGCATCTCGACTGCAAGAAATCGAAGGCAACGTCCAGCGATTAAAGCAAGAAAAGGAAATGCTTGCAGCGCAAAATGTCAGGGATGCCATCCAGTCAACAATCAGCTCTTCCATCTCAGACCAGATGCAAAAGCTGGATTTAGATGTAACGAAAGGCCCAGGAAAGGCGTTCACTCGTATCGTGTCAAACAGCGCCATGGTCGCTGTGGCAAGAGAGCAGGCCAGGACTGGAAACCCAGACATTGACCTAAAGTCAGTACACCAAACTGTTAATAACTACTCGAAACTTATCGTTAGAGTGGCAACAGAAATTGCAGCAAAGATGCAGGCAAACAAGAGGCTTGGTTTAGGGGGAGCGCAAAAACAACCCTTTACACCTTCCAAAGCCCCTGGTGAAATGTCAGAGGATGAGTTTGACTCAGCAGTGATCGCTGCGATGAAAGCATTTGGTTCTTAGTTTTTAGTTTTAATTTTGGAGTTACATTATGGCACTTCCTACTTCTTTTGGTGGTACCACGCCAAACAACCTGGCTATGTCCAGCTTGGACAAGGTACTCACCAACTTCTATATCCCTCGCATGTTCGAGCAAATCCAGGTTGAGAATCCTGGGTATGAGTTCTTCAAGAACATGAACTCTGTTGTTTCCTGGGGTCCTGGTAACACAGCAAGCTTCCCGGTTCGCAAGAAAGCGAAGCGCGGAGTTGTTGGTGGTACTTCTGGTCGCCTCCCACAAGCTGGCGCTCCATCCTACGGAACCCGTTCGTTTGACTACACGGTATTCCGTACCCTGGTGAGTTTTGCCTGGGACCTTCAAATGAAGGGTGGTCACGAGCGTTACATCAAGAACATCCTTGACCAGGCTGTTACTGATGCAAAGCAAGAGTTCTTGCGACGCATGAACATCTACCTTTATGGTGGATCTCTTGGCCACGCTAAGGATGCGCTCACTGATGGTGGTGGTCTGGACTCAACCACGTTCGGTACATCGTGCATTATCGGTTACACCCAAGCTGTAACTGATGAAGACGGTGACCTTACCAATGGTGTAACAGGCCCACTGCGCGTCAAAGGTGCATGGCTTACTGGTGAAGGCTACAGCGATAATAGCAGAGATGCTGAGGGCGCTTTATGGGTTCAGCCGGGAGACTACATTTGTGTAGCCGGTAAGGTTTCTTCTGATAAGCTTTGGTTTCGCAAGGTTACCGCTGTAGACCGAACAACATACGGTTCTGGTTTCGGTGGTCTTACCTTGAATGCCGCTCTTCCTGATGGCATTCCCATCAACTCTCCAATCTACCTCGCGTCGATTGGCGATGACCAGACATCTGGTGCTGGAGCTCCAACTGACGGCGCTGCCTTGACTGTTGCCAACGCAGAGCTTTCTGACTCCAATGCAGGTCTTCTTGGGTTTGCTAATGCTTTGTTTGACCACACGTATCTTGGTCAACCCAAAGCTGACGCTGGAGCTACCGGTGACGACAGCTACTGGAAGAACGTCATCAAGCACGCTGGCGATGCTGGTGGAACCGAAGGAACCGCAGCAGCGTTGACTTTTGAGCGCATTGACAGCCTTCTGCTGGAAATGAACCAACAGTTCTACGTGAAGCCAGACCTTATGGTCATGAACCCAGGAATGTGGCACGAGTTCATTAGCTTGAGCGAGTCTAACCACTCCTTCTTCAACCAAAGCCAGCTTCCTTCTGGCCACAAGCCAGGGACCAAGCCCCTTTACTCGACGGCTAACGCCACTACGGGTCAAGGGGACCTCAAGGTCCTTGTTGACCCCTATTGCCCACATGGACGCATCATGGTCTGTGATACGGGTGAGATTGGCTACGCTACGGCGCAAGCCATGGGTGAGGCCAAAGAGGACGGATCGTTCCTTCGCCATGTTGGCGGAAACTACGACGAGTTCCACGGCTGGTTACGTTGGGCTGGGCAGTTCATTGCTCACAGCCCATCTGCGGTTGGACTTCTCCAAGACGTTACTCAGGACATTAAAGCCCTGTAACAACTGCTCCTCCCCGAGCATAGGGAGGGGGTCATCCGTGGCCTCCTCCCTTTTTTTATGGATTAATATGATTCAAGCAGCACCAAAAAGAGAGAAACCAGTAAGCCTTTCAGCCTCTGCTTTTCCTGGGGCTTTACCCAGAGAGCAGATTCGAGCTTTGAAACGGCTTGATTCTAGGTTAGAGTTGCGCTGGAGCCCTCGCCTGGAATGTTGGGAGGTTTGGCATGAGCGACACTTTGGAAGCCCATATGTCTTTTACAGGCATCAGAGTGTTTCTGGTGGGTATCTTCCGGCAGACCAAGATCTTATTGAGACTGTCGAAGAGCGCGCAATGTGGACTGACCACGGACAGCGTAGGCTTCGGAAGATGCGCGACTTGGCAAACAGCCAAAGCCAATACCAAAAAGACCCAGAGAAGCCACTCTGGAAAAAAGGCAAGAAGCTTTACTTCTAGGAGCAGAACATGAACCTCTCAACTGCACGCACCCAATTACGCCTTATGCTGGGCGACCAGTCTGAGAGCGTTTGGAGTGATTCTGACCTAAACACACTGCTAAACAGGGCCAACCTTCGGATTTATAGAAGGATTTTGTCAGAAGACCCAAGCAGTGCGTTTGAGCAGCATGAATATACGTACCCAGCGAACAGCGAGGGTGTTGTTATTGTTGGGGCAAGTGTAGATACGAGCTCCGCAACAGTGAATCCGATCATTAATCTTGAGAAAGCCTTCTACAAGACAAGCGGAAGCACGACATTTAGACTGCTCCCAATAGGCGGGATTGCTGAGTTCAACGAGGCTAAATCTGGAAGTAGCACGACACACGACCTCATCCCTGTTTTACCTAATATGTATGGCGGGTATGTTGGGTACTTAACAAATGGAAAGTCTCAGCTCGGAATAAGGCCCGTCCCATCAACTGAGCTAACAATCCGGCTTGTGCTTAACTGCGATGTTGGTGAAACAGCGTTGAGCGCAGACGGCTCGCACTTACTCTCAATCACCCCCGGAGCAACTAACCCGGATGGACAGAACCTGGCTTACCATGAGGCGGTTGTGTATGACGCCGGTTTCCTTGCAAGCTTTAAGGACGAGTCTTTGAGAGAGGAGTTTTTGTCGATGAGAGAGGATGTCATGAACCTTCTCACCGTAAGAACCTCTAGCATCCATGAGGCATACTAATGGCATCAAGGGAGAAGTTTATACCAATCCGGGTGTCAATGGGGCCAGCTGCGGATAAGCTGAGATTATCCCTAAACCTTACGGCTAAAAAAGGCATTCTTGAGAGAAGGCCTGGGATACGGGCTGTTGAGCATGGTTACAGCAACATGCGTAATGCTACTGCTAGTGAGGGAGATTACCCTGGAGCTGGCCCATGGCACTCAAGCGGCGCATTGCCAAGAAGGCTTAACGATCCAAACGCAACACAGGGTGAGTATGATGGGAACAATGGGAGTGATGTCTACAGTGGTTTATCTACTGCTGCTGATTTCAACTTTACGAACGTTCCGAGCACGCTCCTGAACCAGGTAGCGAATAATCCAACTCACCCACAAGACACAGTAGCAGCTGACCAGTCGTATGGTTATATTTATGAGGGTATAGATGTTGAGATCGTGCAAGGGAAAGTCCTTTGCATGTACCTGACAAGAAAGGGAAACCGAGTATCAGATCCATCCCTTTACCTTGCGTGGTCTTGGCATATGCCTGGAGACCCGATGTTAGGGTCAAATAAAGGGACAAATGAGTTTGTATCTAACCTGAAGAGAGTTTCCTCAATACACAGGGGAAAGGAATCCAGTGATGGGCATGGGCTTGCAGGATTTAACAGACCAAAGCTTCACGCTTATTCGGTTGCCTCCTATTGGAGGAAAAGGATCCACAAACTTCTAGATACGTTTATGATTACGGGAAAGGGTGTCGGGTTACAGCAGATATGTGGCGGTATAATCGACGCACCAGAAGTGAAAGGAAACCTTGAGAACGACTCAATTCTTTTCTGGAACTCCACACCATTGAAGATGATGGGGCCACCAGAAAACATAACGACAGACTCGGATGGGCTTATTGGTCGAACAGACCCGTTTACCAGCATCTATGCAGCCACCGCACCAAGGAACGCCTTTGCACACACAGACCGGCTCGGCCAGACAGTGTGGTACGGATTCATGCATGGAGACAGGTATACGCTTGAGCTCCCCCTTGATACTGAAGATGTTTCAATACAGGTACCAGAGAAGGATATCAGCGATAGCAGGCTTGAAGTAGGGCTCCATGATTACGACGTATGGTATTCGGAAATCAACAACCCAGCGTCTTTAGCCGCTGTTGGTATTATCCCTGTAGTAAATGGATCAAACGCATCGACGGTAGTCGGTCTCGCAGAGTTTAATCAGGGCACTGCTGCTTTCACGAAAGACAGTATTCAGTACATAACGGGTATCGGGTCTGACGCGGAATCCGCAGCAAGAAAGGTAATACACCAGGGTGTTGGGGCTGACGCAAGGTGGTCGATAAAGAACGTTGGGCAGGGCATCGCCTTTTGTAATAAAGCCGGTATCCATTATCTTGCCCCTGATGGCAAGGTGAATAGGCTGGTTGCTTTTGATGAGCTTTTCGGTGATGGGATCGTTCTTGAAAGGGAGCCTTACAGCGACATGCAAGGAGGCTCTGTGGATGGAGACTCCGATGATGGCCTTATTTTTACAGCAGACAGCACAGCTGATGTTTATCCGTGGAACCACTACGAAATAGACAAAGAGAGATTAGATCGATCGGTCGGCGCTATTTGGGATGACCTATATCTCTTGTTCGTTAGCAGGACAGTTGATGATGTGGGCGATGACAACAGGCTTGTTCTTGTTTGGAACTGGAAGGAAAACACCTTTTCAACCTGGCTTCTTCCAAAGCACATGGGTGTTCGTGGTTGGGCGTATGATGGAACCTTATCAACCCCATTCGTGATGACACGATACGGTCTTGCTGTATTCGATCCATCAGTAAGCGTTGATGATATATGGAATCCTGCGACATCTGCTGGAACAAGAAACTCCATCACAAAAGATATCCCGATTCCGGTTGTCGGCCAGACCCACAGGTTCCCAGGGTCTGGAGAGGGCTTTGTTACATCTCACGTAACGATACAACACACGGCAAAAATGGACGACAGGGTTGACACTGGACCAACCTCAGTCGGTAGCGCCTATGCAATGCATATTCAACTTTGGACGCAAACTTCTGAGTTCTCTATTGCAAGGCACGACAGGAATACGAATGATATTGTAAACGCAAAGAACCTTGTCTTTCAGAATCTCTATAAAGGGTCTTTTAAGGGCTGGAGAAAAACACACGCCTCAAACTTCGGGGATTCTCATAACAGAAAGCCTTCAGCTGGGGCGGATACAGATGTCTCTTATCGAGTGAATGGAGATATTGTTAGGACAAGTGTATGTAGGTCTGGTGGGCATGCGCTGCGGCACAGGATGCAGTTTTTCACACTGAACCATAGTGATATCCACACAATATATCTTGGGGTGAGAGCTGTCTCGGAGAAAGGACGACGGGCATGAGTCAGTTTGTTAAAAGAAAGGGAAACATAAGAGAGGTGAGCACGCCTAATGTTGGTGTTTTGCCCGAAGTTCAGCCTGGGCAGAATATTCAAGGGATCTTAAACGCGGTCCACAATCAGGGTGGCGGTACCGTAAAACTCGGACCTTACACATACAAGGTGGTAAAAACCTTAGTAGTGCCAGAGAATGTTACCCTTACTGGTGTGCCGAGAATCTCTAAGCTTATTCTTAAGCATGAGAAGGGATCTACCCAGTACGGCCCTGTTATAAAGCTAAACACAAAGAGCCGTCTTACTGATTGCTATCTCGATCTCGTTCTTGCTTCGGGTCATTCCTTTTCAGCAAACGGATCTAATGTTCGAGATGACGATGGGGTAACAACAGATACAGGAGACACAACAAATAATAGTGTTGTTGCTCTTGTCGGGGCAAACGCAAGGCTTGAGCGATGCTTTATCCCCGGAAAAACATCAAGCGCAGGCGTAAGGCGCGCTGTTGTTGTAGAAGCAAATAACTGTTTTGTTATTAATAACGAGATAGAATACCCAGACAATGCATATGGAAACGCCTGCATCTATTTAGAGGCGACAGTTGCTGGCGCAATTATTGTCGGTAACTGGTGCGAAGACCTAACCCATGGTGATCTTCTATATAAAGATCCTAGTGTAAGTGGGTTGAAAAACGTCGTTGGCGGGCTTATAAGTGGAAGCATGAACGATCTAATGAACTATGGTAATGTAGCGATATACTAGGAGTTGGAAATGGCTGATTGGCCGGTAACAGTAAACAGTTATGCGTCGGGCTCTCTTTGTAACTCCGCTGAGTACAAGGCAGACTTTGAGAAACTGAGGAACGCGGTAAACGCTCTTCATGCAAGGTTTAGCACCCTGACGCTCAGTGCAGTTCTTACAGAGCAGGTTGCATATAATACGACGGACTGGGCTGCAACAGGCACAGACGCAGCTGATTCAACTAACAATCAAGATGCAACCTTTGAGAAAAAACGCCTAATAGGCCTTTGGAAGGTTCCAACATGGGCGCAAGCATTTAGGGTAAGGCAGTTTGATGTTCTAAACGCAACCATGAACAGAGAGGCGTCTCCCCCAACACTTGATACAAGTGAAGGGTTTGCAATAGGTCTTTCTTATGCAGATGCCTTGACTGACTTTGAGCCAGATGGAAGCTGGTCTGCGACACTAATCAAACAATACAGCGGCACACAGGCCGGTGGAGTGGGAGACTGGACTGCGGCAAACATGCAAGGCTATGGGGTTATGGGCACCGACACAGAAGGAGCCCCCTCCTTCTTGTCAGAGACCGGACTGTCTAGCGTTGTCCCTGCTGGAAGCTACATTGGCATATGGGTCGCTGGCGGGTTTACTTTCCCAGCAAGCGCTACAGCTCGAAAACATATTTTATTTCAATGCACGGCATACTTAGATGCTATGGTCCCTATTCCTTAGGAGGATAAAATGGCTTACGGTGAAAAAAAGTATACAGCACAACCAGCAGAACCACAGGGCGGATACCTCAGCCAGGAGGCGGGAAAGGGAGACTACCTTACCCACCTGAGAGCGATGTACTCTGGGCCAAACGCGATGAGAGAGCAGAGGGAAGCTGCCTACGGCGCAATCGACAGGGAGACTGGCTCTATGCTTAGAAAGGCTGGGACCCACGCTGGGATGAGGGGTGTGCCAAGCGACACGCTCAGGGCTGGCGTCATTGCCGGAAACATTGCTTCTAAAGAGCAAGCAGAGGGCAAATTAAGACAAGAGCAGTCTGCTGGCTTGCAAGAGATTGGAAAGCTTGAAATGGCAGAACAGCAACAGCACATGGAGGGGATGTCTGCTGTAACAGCTACCATCCAGCTGCTAGAGAATATGGGTGAAATCCATGACGAAGACTTTCCCCATATCCAAAAGATGTTAGCCGACCTAGAAGAAGAGGTCCGTAGAACCGGTAACTTCGGGCTGTACCAGCAGACAGTAGCCAGCCTTATGGGTCTTGGCCAGGACTCAGCGACACTAGGCGTTACCGGCCAAGCTAAGCCGAGGATTCAGTACTCGAACACCGCCGGCCCCTGGTCGTAGCTGCACCTTTGGACGACAGTCATGCCCCGCTTAATATCGGTCTTGATGGTTTAATGATGGAGATTAATTATGGTTGATTGGTACCCAGGCTCTACAAGAAGGCCTGAACAGAGCAGAAAGACTTTCGGTGAAAAGTTTCAAGATGCCTTAATTAATATCGCGCAAAGCGCTGCTACCGATGTCATAAACAGAGAGGTGGTGCTAAAGCCAATGCTGTACGCCCGAAGCGAGGCGGCAGAGGGGCTACAGGAGCAGCGCGACGAGGCTGAAGCGGCTAGAATGCGAGAGGAGATTGCAGCGAGGGTTGCTGCTGAAAAGGTTACCCACTCCAGAAACCTTGCAACAAGGAGGCGAGAGGCCCTTAGTGAGGTTATTGCAGCAGAGTCAACCAAGGCCGGTGTCCTAGCGCAAAGCGCGCTTAAGGACGCCCTTGGTGCAGCGACCGTAGAGTGGGGTAGCACAAAGCAATTTGGCGTAATTGGCGGCAGTAAGGAGAAGCTTGAGAAGAAGATTCTCGACCTGCAAAATTCGCGAGATAAAGAAAAAAAAGGCACCACAAGGTACAAACAGATTGACTCAGAGATAAGCGAGGCCCTCAGCCAGCTACAGGACCTTACAACGGCTGTCGACCCTACAACAGGCAAGACGTACCTTGCCTCAAAAAGCAACAGGTCTAAGAGGGTCAATCAAAAGCAATACATGGCTATACTCAGGTCTACCGAGAGTCTTTTGAATAAGATAGAATCTACCAAGAAGGATGTGGCTCGGGTAAAGTATATGGCCCATAACCCAATTGACCCAGATACAGGCCAGCCCTACGGGCCTAGATTTGAGGAGTACTGGGATGAGCTTAAGGTCAGGTTGGGTCGAAAAGGTACGGCTGACCACGCCATGAAGAGATCTGGTGAAATCCTAGCCAGCGTCCAAGACGAAGACAGCCCGTATTCTTTCAAGATGGATGACGAGCTCAGAAAGCCCCTCCTCTCTGGCAACCAGAAAAGGACCAGAAACATTATATCTGAC